TACTTGCTGCTTGGTGTGGATATAGTAAAACCCACATTGTGTTTATATGTCAACACATGGCGTGTTAGATTGAGGCGATTAAGTGCAACTTAGAGGTGATGGAAAACAAAAAAACCAGCGCTAAGGCTGGCCTGGGGGATGTGGGACTGATTGAAAATTAATTTTCGGTAGGTTTGAAGCGCCCGCGCAGATATTTCTCGACGTAATCATCGAGTTCTTTAAGCCGAACTTCGAACAGGTCAATCATACGGTCCTGCTCTGTTTCAGGAAGCTGATCAAACAAGGCCAACAAATGGCGATGACGCGGGGTGATCCAGCTTTCAGTCGAGTCACTGCCAAAAATCAGTTCTGCTGGGGCGATCTTAAGCGCACCAGCAAGTGTAATAGCATCGTCTACACCAATAGTTCTGCTGCCTGATTCGTAATTACCAACGCGAGACTGAGCCCACCCGCATAACTCTGCCAGCGCCTTTTGTGAAATTCCTTTT